ATGGACATTCTAAATGCCGATACAATGCAATTAATAGTTTCCCAAGGAATATTTGCAGTTTTGTTTGTGTGGCTCTTATATGACACCCGAAAAGAATCTAAAATCAGAGAAGAATTATTAATGCAACAAATATCAAAAAGTGAGGAAGCACATAACGCTATCATTAGGGCTATTGAGCATTTAGCAAATAAGTTAGGAGGTATATAATTTTATGGAATGGACACCCGAACAACAACAAGAGATTAACAAAATGTTAGTAGATGCTAAAAATAAATGGATTGAGGATGAATTGAATCCGCTTAAAAATCAAGTTAAAGAGTTAGAACAATTTAAACCAAAAGAAAAATCAGATGCAGAAAAAGCCCTAGAGCAAAAGGAAATTGAACTCTGGCAAAAGGAGAAAAACTTAATACTCAAGGAAAATAATCTGCATGAATTCGCAGATTTTTTTAATGCTAAAAATATTGAACAACTAAATAAAGATATTAAAAAATTGAATAAGATTCTCGAAGCAAAAAAACTGAATAATAATTATGTCCCTGACGGACATAAGGGAAAAGCCGACAGTTACACCCAAGCCAAGAAAAATAACGATACCCTTGGTATGGTGAAAGCATTATTTAGCAAGTAATAAAAAATAAAAATTTAGGAGGATGATATTTATGTTTACACAAGATAAGTTTGTTGCTGGTCAATCTATTGATATGAAAGATGTTCTGATTCAAACTACACCTATTTTAACTCCCTTTACAACTTTACTATTACCCAAAACCGTTAAGGCAGAAAATGCCACTTTAAATTGGATTGAGGAAGCAATTAACGAGAGTGCCGCTGTAACTTTGGGAGAAGGTGCAGATGCTCCTAATCCTGTAGATGATACCCTAGCACCTATCAGCAACTATTGCGAATTGATTGGGGCTACTGCAACGGTTTCTAATACTGCCCAAGCCACAAATGCTAAAGGTATCTCTGATTTATTGGCACATGAAATCGTGAAAAAAACTAAGGCAATGAAAATTAAAATGGAAAATATTTTAATCAATGGTACTAAGGGATATGTTTCCGCAACTAAAACATATACCACAGATGGTATTTTGGCACAGATTAATCCTGTAAACCAAGTTACCAATGCTACTTTTACTAAGACAAAATTTGAGGAAGTTGTTTCTAAAATGTATGATGCAGGAGTTAATGATGAAATGCTTTGTTTCTTACCTGCACAAATGAAAATTCAACTAAATAGTTTTAGTAATGTTGAATTTTTGGCACGTGATATGTTTTTAGGTTTTGACACTGAAAGATATGTTACCCCTTATGGTATCGTAACTTTTGTATTATCTGAAAAATTAAACAATAAATTATTTATTGTGAATCCTAACTATCTCGAATTGGCAGAATTAATTCCCTTCCATGCTACAGTAGAACCTGTTTCTGGTAGCAAGCAATCTATATACCTTGAAACTCAATTTGGCTTAAAACTATTAAATACTAAGGCAGCAGCCAGTTTTGCAATTTCCTAGTTTATTTTCTTATGCCTAATTGGTCAGTAAAGGTCAAGGGGGACGGTTTAATACCGTCCCCCCTCTATTTAATGAAAGGGGTGACTATTTTGAACAAGGTTGAACAAAAGTTAAACGAGATAGAACAAAAAATAAACGACATAAAGTACCTATTAGATAAAGTTGGCGAAAGAATTGATAATAGCGAAAAGATACTAAATAGAATGTCGGATACATTAGATCAGATAAAGGGGTGACTAATATGCTAGAACAATTACTTGAACTTCAAAAACAAATAATAGAATATGACAAGTTGTTTAGAGAAGAAATAGCAAAAGTAAAATTAAGTTTAGATAAAATGACCGAAACATTAAACCAAATTAATAATAAATAAAAATAAAAGAAAGGGGTTGAATAATGTTTGTAGTCGAAAATGGTATTAACGGATACCACCTTGGAATGTAGAAAGAAGTGGAGGTGAATATTTGTTCTAACCTTGAATGGTTAAATTCTATACTCACATATCACAATAGACAGCAACATATATAAAATGAAATCAAATATTAAGGAGATGTTTCCTGTTTGGGTAAATGATAATAAATACTATGATTTAATTCTAAGTAATGATTTAGATAGTTTCTTTAGTTGTCAGTTATTGGAAATGATTAAAGGATGGAAGGTAAATTTCTTCAATAGTGATTTTAAGGCGTTAGGTATAACCGAGAACGCTAGTAACGAAAGTGATGTAATTGGCGTTGACCTTTCCCTATGTTCTGGGAAAACATTTGACAATCATGTAGTAATGATGAACCAAGATGATGATTATAATTATAATTCAGCCAACTTCAATATAATAGATAGAATTAGCAGGGAGAATTATTTCTCTAAGTATTGTGGCTCAACATTATTAACAATATGGAGTTTGTATAATATTCCACTTCCAAAATCAGAAGAAGCAAAAATGATTTTATTGTGTATAGATTCGACATTCAAAGGATTTTACAGTCCTTATCCAATGCCTAAAGAAGCAAATAAAAAATATTTAGTTGATTATATGGATTTTCCAGAATTATACGAGTGCCTACAAAGACACAAACAATATGAATTTTTAAACCTAATTAGCAAATATAATCTTGCTGGAAAAATTAAACCAAAACAAGGATATTTACATACGGATATTAACTTGAAAGCATTAAGGGAGGTTTTTGACCTTCCTTTTTTGTTGCCCAAAAATAGATTCTACAAGAAAGAAGAATATGAAACTTATGTCAATAGATTACCTAGAAATGATTATAGGTTAGTTAAAGATGATATTTCTGAATGTATGTATTCTATTGCATTAACTAATAGAGATTTTATTAGTTATAGCGAACGAATTGAATAATTAATATTTAACCAGAGGGCTCATGTCGTGAGACAGCAATAAGTCCCTCTCTTTTTTTATGTCATTTTTTTAGAAAAGGAGAGGAAATTTAATATGAATATTAAATGTATTATAGATAATATTTGCTATTCATCTAAACCACAAGGTAAAGAATGTGGAGCAGTTACAAATAGAATGACATTAGATACCGCAAAAGAATATTCTATAGAGGAAATTAAAGATAGTATTTTACAAGGTAAAACTATTCGTCCTTCTTATTGTGGAACCAAGGAAGAACAATGGAAATCTCAACAAATGTTTATGATTGATATTGATAATGAAGCGAATTTATCTGACGATATTATATTAAATGATTATGTGAAATTGGTTGAAGGTAAAAAGAATAAAGTTAGGTTCTTAGTAGGCAGTGAACAACATAGAAGTTATAATGATATTATTAATTATTGTAAAGAGATTAATTTAATACCTAATTTTGTTTACACATCATTTAATCATAAAGAAGAACAACATAAAATGAGATTAGTATATGTTTTAGATAATGTAATTACAGATAAAGATACAGCAAAAAGAATACAATTATATTTAATGGATTGTATTGGTGATATTGATATACAATGTAAAAACTTAAATAGATTTTATTATGCTGGCAAAGAAATAGTATTTGATTCTGGTAATATATTAGATTCTAATGATATTATTGAATTATCTAAGGACATTAGCATTGTGAGTACCCCTTCTAAAGCCAATAAGGACAATGGCTCAGAGAAATGTCCCCACAATAATAATTATGTATTAAATAATAAACATATATATTATTGTGGGGACGAAAACCCCCCTGCTAATGACAAGAAAGTAAAAGACAATAATTACAACATTAAAGCCATAAAAAATAGAGATATAAAATATTTAAAGGAAAAATTAAATCATCCACATATGGTATTTAATAATAATCAGGAATTTTGTGATTATATTTTTAAAGAAATAAATTTAGGAGAATTATTAGAATTTCATTATCCTAAAAATATAAGGTGTATTTTCCATGATGATAATAATAATTCAGCAGGAATTATTAAACAACCAGATGGAACATGGATTTACAAATGTCATAGTGCAAGTTGCGGTGTATCTTATAATCTCTTAGGAGTTATTGAAGTTTTAGGGAAATTTAGGAGCAGACCTAAAGCATATAAATTTATAAGAGAGATATTTAATTTAGAGATAGCAGAAACCGAATGGCAGAAGGAACAAAAAGAAATAATTGAACAAAATTTAAGAGCAATAGACACTGGAGAATTGGAAAAAAAATGTCCACAAGCGTATAAGAACATTAAGAGTAATATTAAGTATTTAAGACAGTTGTTGTATATTGCAAAGGATAATGTTACTACTGAAAAAATGACTGATGATGAAGATAATGTATTATTCTTTGCTTCAACAAGGTTTATCTGTAATTCAATGGGCATAAAAGAAGGCAATATAAAAGAAATATCTAAGAAAAATACTTTATTTGCTTATCATAAATTATTGAATAAAGTTGATAATTCAGAAGTACCAGAGGATTTATTAAAGCGTAGTCAGGCAATAAGTATTAATTCACCAGATGATAAGAATAAAAAGTATAGACACGTTAATTATTATTCTATTCCAAGTTATAATAATATGTTGTTTCCTGAGATTGAACAACAAGGCCAAGCATGGAAGGAAAATAATTATACGATTAAAGGTTTAAGTAGGGAAATGTTCTTTAGAAAAGAAGGACAGAAAACTGCTGATTGGCTCTATCCTCAATATAAGCAAGTATATGATAAGCAACAAGAAACCATAGTTGATAGAACAACCACATATAGGAGCGATAAAAGGACAGAAATTATTGTTCATATTATTATGTGGTATTTTGATGAAATAAATTATTGTTTAGAAAAGGATATAGTTTGTGAAATAGTTTTAGATCAAGAATTACGAATTAAAAGGAGCGAAGCAGAAAGACAGTTAAAAAAATCATTACCAGAAATATTAGATGCTTATGGTTTGAGTAGAATCAGAGCCAACAAACAAATAAAGGAAAAACTAGGGATAGTCGCTGAGGGCTATCCTTTTATTATTGTCAAAAACGATGCCTTAGAGACATTGTAGTTAAATCTAAATAACTGGCTCTAAAATCGTTCAAAATTTCAATTACATAGAAATACACTACCAAGGGATTAAAGCATGGCATACGGGGTTCAAATTCCGTATTAAGTCCATGTTTTAATCCCTTTATAGTTGAAGGAGGTTATTAATTTGGCTAGATATAGAAATGATTTAGAAGAAGCATTAAGCAAGATCAGCGAAAAGAAACGGAAATACTTCCGCTTCAAATTTAATATTCCATTTCAAGGTAGACCAATGAAACAGACAACTTTGGAAGAAATTTGCAAATATATTGGTGTAAGGAATTTACAATATTTTGATGATTGGGAAGCAACGGATGAATATAAAAATTTAGTTAATATTTACTTAAATAGTAAAACTGCAAATGATTTACTAGAAATATACAATTCAGTTAGTGAGAAGGCCAAACAAGGTGATGCTAAAGCAATAGATACCTTGCTTAAATTGCAAAAGGAGATTCAAGCCAATATTAAATCAGCAAAAAGGAAAGAAAAAGATATTGCCGATGATGATGGGCTAGAGTTGTAGGTGGTTGACAATGGCAAGAACCGTTAAATCAACTTCCGATAAACTAAAGATAATTAATGCTGATTTTAAATTATGGGCTAAGAATTTTGTAAAGATAGTTGATAATAATGGAGATGAAATTCCTTTTATCTTGAATGAGCAACAAGATTATTTTTATCAGAACATGGATAAATTTAATATAATCAGCAAGAGCCGCCAATTAGGATTTACGACATATAGTTTGGCATATTGTTTGTGGCTTGCTTGCACTAGAGCAAATACTAACTGTCTGATAGTTTCATACAATGTAGAATCAACACAATCCATTTTTGAGAGATTAAAACAAATGTATGCTTCTATTCCAGATAAATATAAGCCAGCGGAAAAACGTAATAACCGTATTGAATTATTGTTAGAAAATAATTCAAGAATTATCGTTAAGACCGCAGGAAATAAATCCTTGGGGCGTGGTATGACGCTTCAGTATGTTCTATTGAGCGAATTTGCCTTTTATCCAGACGATCAACAAAGAGATTCATTAGTTAGTTTGGAGCAAGCACTAGCCAAGAATAATGACAGTAAGATAGTTATTGAGACAACTTCTAATGGTTACAATTATTACCAAAAATTATTTATGTCTGCCTATAAAGGTAATTCAAAATATAAAAGTTTCTTTTTTCCTTGGTTTTCTTCTGCTATAAGTAAACAATTTAAGCATGAGATAGAATTGGCTGAGAAATGGTTTAGAGCAAACAATAAAGGTCATAGAATGGAGCCAGAACATTTAGAGCGTGATGAGGTTGCCCTTCGAGAAAAAGGAATCTCCTTTAAATTGTTAATGTGGAGAAGGTGGAAACTAGAGGATATTGACACTGAGGATTTTCAGCAAGAATATCCAAGTACGCCAGAGGAAAGTTTTAAGGCCACAAGTCGATCAGTTTTTGATACGCAGAAAATTACGGAGCGAATTAATTATATCCTTCTTCCCCTTCGAGTGAATGAAGTGAATAAAAAATTATCGCAAACTCTTGATTCTTATTTGAACAAGAGTTTTTTTATTTACCGAAATGTTAAATCTAACGAGCGATATTTTATCGGCGTTGATACTTCTTCTGGTAGTGGTGGAGATTATTCTGCTGTCAGTGTATTCGATAGCCAGGGGGAGCAAATAGCAACATTCTATGATAATAAAATTCCTGTCTATAAATTTGCCCAGGTAGTTTATGACATTGGAATGTATTTTAATTATGGTTTCTTAGTTGTTGAGAAAAATTCCTTTGGACAATCAGTAATTGAAAAGTTAAGGACTGAGTTTGGATATTTGAATATGTACAAGATGAAGCAGTTTGATGAAAGAGGACGTAAGCGATATAAAATTGGATGGGTTACTACCAGCGTCACTAAACCTAAATTAATTAGTGATTATAAAGAGCAGTTTGAAATGGACTTAATTCTATTGAATGATAATGAGACATTAGAAGAAATGAAAATATTTACAAGTTATGAAAACGGTAAGACAGGAAATATCAGAGGTGAAGGTTTCCATGATGATATGGTTATTGCTTCTGCATTAGCCATACAAGGGATGAAAAGCGGTAAATGGTATGTTTGACATTAAATTGTTTCACGTGAAACATATATTATAATTGACAACTTAATCATTTGTCAAGGTGTCAATTTTAGATAAGGAGGGGTTAACTTTGAATTTACAAGAGTATATAAATGTTGTCCATGATGGCAAACCAGATTGGTTTGTAAGTGAATGTAATAGTTATTACCACCAAAGCAGAATCAATAATATTATTGACATAAAAGAATATTTGAGTGGTAGTCATTTAATCAATAATAGGCCAGCGGAAATGTGGAACGGAAAAGTATTTGAACCCAGGAGAATAGTTTTACAGTATGCTAAGACAGTTTTAAATTTTAGTACAAGTTATCTGTTAAAAAATCCCGTAACAATTACAGGTGAAGAAAATGACGTTAAAGTGATGAAGAAAGTTTATAAGCAAGGTAAATTCAATAGAACTGATTTAGATATAATGGACAAGTTAGTTAAATATGGGGCTATCTATGAATATATATTTGTTGATAAAGACGGAAAGATTAAGAGTAAATTGATTAATCCAGAGGATGCTTATCCTATCTATAATGAGCAGGGAGAAATGATTTGTTTTATAGAACATTATACAACTGATTATAATGTTAGTTACTACAATATCTTTACTGATAGTACAGTCCAAAAATGGTCTGATGCTGGAGGGGATTTTAATTTCTTAGGAGTTTTTAATAATCCTAGTGGGCTACCTTGTGTTTATAAGAATTTGAATGAGTTAGATAATACAGATGGAAGATCAGATTTAGAGGATTTTATAAACATCATAGATAATATGGAGGATTTGATTAGTAAATATACTGACAGTATTTACAAGTTTCTAAATCCTATTCCTGTAGTGATAGGACAGAGATTAAATATAAAAGATGGCAAAGGTGAGATACCAACAAACTTAGTTGGTGTTGGTCTTAATTTAGATGATGGAGCAGACATGAAATTTATTCATGGTCAATTGGATTTTGAAAGTTTTGAGAGCGTTTGGAAGGTATTAAAGCAATCATTGTTAGATATTAGTAATACTCCTGCTGTCAGTATGAATAATACAGATATTAGCAATTTATCAGAAGTAAGTATAAAATTATTGTTTTCCCTAGCAGATATTAAAGCAGGATTAAATGAGCGATATATTAGAGAAGGATTTGAACAAAGGTTTAAAAAAATAGAGAAATTGTTGAGGTTGCAGGGTATAGAGATTAATTCAGATAATATTGATGTTGTGTTCCAGTATGCAAGGCCACTAAATGAAACGGATATTATTGATAATATTAAGGTGCTGAAGGAATTAGGAGTAATGAGTTTACAGAGTGCAATTGAGAATTGTCCAATGATATACGATGTTGGAAGTGAAATGGAAAGATTAGGTAAAGAGAGGAATGGATTAGATAATACGGATATTGTAAATAGTTAATTAGGATGGGTTGTTTTAATTGATAATGATTATTAATTAGAAGTATAGGGGATATGTGGGATGGGGATGCAGAACATTTGTTCGGTATTTTCGCCCATGTTATACTAATTCCGAGTAAATTAGTCGGAATTAAAACATGGGACTATCAGTAAGTAACATTAAATGATAACTATTATCAATTAGATATGTTCGATAATAAAACATTGCTATCCCCTTCCTCCCTCCCTACTAATGGCCTTCTGGCTGAATGGTGGAGATAGAAGTTTAGATTTGAATAATTCTAATTTGAAATATCAACATGAAATTTTTCTTTTATCATGTTTTAGCAAAATGACCCCTTAATCTAGTATTAAGTTGTCAATTTTAAAGGATATAAAATAGAATAAACCCTTATATTTCAAGGGTTTAGCAGTTTCTAATGTGATAATTGACAACTTAATTCACCTATTTTTGTGCTTCTCCATAGTTGGGGAACGATTGGTGAGTTGAATAATTCAACTGACAATATGTCCATTTATTTTTGCCCTGTATGGCTTCAAAATAATCGGGTAAGGTAATTATACCTAAATTTAATTTAAAACGATTCTAGGGCATTTTTATTGACTTAAAATAGCATTAAAAATGCTTATAATCCCTTGTAAATCAATGGTTTATAGGTATTGCAAATATATAATTGCATCTATTTTCCCCTTCGTCCCTTGTTTTATGGGGGCTGAGAAGGTGTCTGGTGGATTGATAGGGGAAACACATATACCTATTTAATTTTGATTGATTCTAGGGCATTTTAGAGTGGTTAGGATTGATTGTATAAGCGATACCCTAAAACTTTTTGAGGTGCTTTAAGCATACCTAATTTTACACGTTCGGAAAATTTTCGACTGGAGGAAATTAAGATGCTCAATTCATACTTTAGAAAACCATTCTATACAAATATACCAAAAACTGCCGAAGAAAGAAAACAAGAACAAGAACAAAAAATACAAGAAGCAAAACTAAGAGCAGAACAACAAAACACACAATTCCTAGAGAGATACCAGGATTTTGTAGATACATTCAATTGCTTATATCCCGACATTAAACATAAATACATCATAGAGAAAGTAATGGCTGGCTATGGTTTATATCCATTTATATATATTAACCTAAAAAACCTAACAAATAAAAAAGAAACAAAATTCCATCTCAACCATGAAACCAACCAATGGCATATTACTAGAAATAATTGTCTTTGGGATGATAGTAAATATGAGATACTGGAGCCACTAACCACCAAAGACCAAATGGACACTATTATTGAGGAATTAAATAAGGAGTTGATAATCAACCATGACCAATATAGAACGCTTAAACCTTGAAATAAAAGGAATTGATTTAACTATAGATGAATTATCCATATATTTACAAGAACAAAATTTAGAATCAAATATTGAATATAATCCTACCAGTAATACCAACAAGAGAAATATCCTTAAAACTGCCCTAGCAATTCTTGAATCAATTGCTAATCAGCCACAACTTATGAAGTCATACAAACAGGATGATATTACAGTTTCCCAATTCCATGAGAATTTACAATCTCGTATTGACCAACTAGAGCGGAAAATCAGAGAAATTCCCAATGATGAAAAGGTTTATGAGGACGGAGCCAGTTTCTTCTATATGTTTAGTAGTTAGGTGCGTCAAATTTAACGCTTAGGAAAGGGGGAATATAATTGAATCTGTTTTCACCTAATGAAAATGATTTTAACTTTATCCTTGCTGATGCTGGCAGGGATATTTTAATTAATGGCATAGCAACAAGGGCATTGATAAGCAATTTAAAAGTTAAATCTGATTATGACGATAAATATATATCTACGCTAACTGAACTGTCACAAGGGGACAGAATAGAATATAACGGTTTATACTGGCTTATTGTTTCGGAGGTTAATGGTAAACGCTATGAAAAATATAAAGGGGTTATGAGGGCTTGCAATTTTGATATTAAATTTAATTTTGCTGGCAATATTAAAACATTTCCTGCCATTGTTGAATCTAAAGTTTTTGACATTGAAACAGGGCAATATATGACACTGCCAGTTGGGAAAATACTTATGACAATTCAAGATAATTCCGACACAAAAAATATTATCTTAAATCAGAGAATTATTAAGATGGATTCAGCGTGGAAGGTAATAGGAATTGACAAAACAAAAAATGGCCTTGTCATTTTGCATTTAGAAAAAGATTCGTTTGGTAGTAGTGATGATAAAGAAAATGAAATTGCAAACCGTTGGCAATATGAACACATTTATAAATTAACAATCAACGAGGGAGAATCAGCAAATATATTAAAAGATGATACTTTGCAATTATCTGTAAAATTAACTGATAATGGAGTTGCAGTTGATAGTCCTTCTATTACATATGTTTCCAGCGACGCTAATATATGTAATATTGATAATAATGGTTTAATTACTGGTATTGCCGAAGGTAAAGCAATAATCACTGCTCAAATGACAGGTAAACCAGATGTTAAAGATACTATTTCTATTAATGTTAAAGTTAATCATAATTATGTATTGACTATAACCAATGAATCAGCAACTTTAAATATTGGAGATAATTTACAATTAAACTATACATTAACAGATAATGGAGTTATAGTTGATAATCCTAATGTTATATTTACTTCAAGTGATAATAATATTGCTACTGTAAATAGTAGCGGATTAATTACAGGTATTTCCATTGGAACAGTAACGATTACCGCACAAATGGCAGACAGGCCAGAAATTTATGATATATTAGAAGTGACTGTCCAGGAAGTACCTATAAGTCATAATTATTCTATTTCCATTAACGGTGGTGCTACTATTAAACTTAATCAGACGTTATCATATACTGCTACATTTTATGATAATGGGGTTGAGGTGGCAGATCAGAGCGGAACGTGGTCAATTACAAGTCCTAATCCTGATGGCACTACAAATGTTTATGCTACAATCCAGAGCCAAACAGGTAATTCTGTAAGTATTAAAGCAACTAGTACATCATCTTATGTCAATAAATATTTAGAATTAGTTTGTACTTTGAATAGTGATAATACCATTAAGGCGAGTAAGCAAATTCAAGTAAAATCTTTGTTCTAAGACATAAAAAAGGAGTAGGCAAAAATTCCTACTCCTTTGGATTATTTCATTTCCCAGAAGAGATTTACTGCCCCTTTGTTACAAGGACAATCAGAACAAAACTCTCCAGGAGATACTATTGATTGATAGTCAGATTTATTTATTTCTGTAGTAACAATAATATTCCGCTTAGAGATAGAACATTCTATGTTGTTATACCAGTCGCCAATGGTGGGCTGATGGCAGAGGATTGTTTTACCATAACCGTAAATTTGTTTTAATTTCATATTCAGCACCCCCTAAAGATTGTCTAAGGGGCTGAATTGACGGTGTTGCTTTTGAATATCTTCGGTGAGAAGGTGGACATATTTTCTAGTGGTTGATAAGTCATTATGTCCCATAATGGTTTGGAGGGAAAATAAATTACCACCATTTACCAAGTAGGTTTTTGCAAAGGTGTGTCTAAAAGTGTGAGCAGACAGACGCTTACCTTTTATTTTTGCTTTAGTGCCAACTTCAACTATTTTTCTGTGGACGTTCCTAATGGTTAAAGCAGTGCCATTTCTAGTTGAGAATAAATAACCTTCGTCTAATTCCTTATCAACTTCTTTGTTTCGTTTGGGAAGGTATTTTAGTATTTCACGTTTGATAGAACGTCCAAAGGGAACCATACGCTCTTTGTGGCCTTTACCGAATACCTTAAACATATTTTTATCTGTGTCTATGTCAGATATTTTAAGATTAATTGCTTCTGAAATACGAATTCCTGTATCATATAAAATTTGAATTAATAAGGCGTCCCTAAATTCAGTGTAAACTTTCTTATTGAATTGGTTGAGCATACGTTTAACTTCTTCTACTTCAAAAGTTTCGATAATAACCTTATCAGTTTTAATCTGCTTCACTTTGGCAAAGGGATTTTTCTCAATGTATTCATCTTCAAACAAGTAATTGAACATGATTTTAACTGAGCGAATATAGCCATTAATGCCATTGTCAGCATACTTCTTACCTGTTCTACTTATTGATTTTTGAAGTGAAAATACATATTGCCTGGCTTGTGGTGTGGTCATAGATTCAATAGAAATATTGTTCTCCTTGCAGTAGTCAATAAGTTTGTTCAAAGTAAACTGATACCACTCGATGGTTCGTTTTGAGAGATTCTTTGTTTCTTGATACATTAGAAATGTTTTTACTAATTCTTGGTTAGTCAT